TGATGAACTCGTAGACATTTGGTTTCCTATCTCTCAACTTCTCGCTCCTTCTCAGTTGCCTATAAATCAGAGACTAGAGTTCTTATTTGTGAATTACATAGATATGGAAGTTCTGAACAGTGCAGGAGCAGATCAAGCCTCTATGTATTCTTTAGGGGATACGAGAATCATTAACGGATGGGTTAAGGTGCGAGTACAAGCAGGATCAGACAATACAGATTATGTCGTACGCTTAATCATTCAAGATACAAACCTTCAGAAGTTTGTACTATCAAATTTATTACAAGTAAGAAAAATACTACCATCATAGGAGGTTATCATGCCATTAGAATTTGGACGTGGAGCATTTATTAAATTAGGGGAAGAATCAACATATGGAACTATTGCAGGTGCTATGGGTGTTGACAATCGAATTATATCAGCATCTTTTCAGAAGACACAAGAGAAGGAACGAAAAACACATCTTTCTCAATCAGGATCGGGAGGTTTTCAGAATGGTCACTTTGAAGCCTTTTTAAACTGTGGAGGTTCTATTGATCTCCCTTTGCTTTATGAAGGAACAGGGATGCTTATTAAGGCGGCTGTTGGTAATGTAACAACTTCAGGATCGAGTCCTTATGAGCATTCTTATATTCCTTCTGCTGATGGATCTGTTCCATCATTGTCTATTGCATTGCAAAGAGGAACAGGATCAAAAGAGATCTTCTTAGGTTGCAAAATTGCGTCTATGAACATCTCAGGATCAGCAGGAGAAGAGATAACTGCATCCTTTGAGATCATTGCACAGGATTCACAATCTAGAGCAGCTGCCCTAACTTCTTCTTTTGGAAGTGGTAAGCAAATGTTTCATTATGAATGTGGTAACCTTTCTTACAACTCTGCGAGTTATGCGATGAAGTCTTTTGAGTTTACACTTGACAATAAACTCGAAAGAAGAAACGTTTTGGGTGATAAGAAAACACTTGAGCCAGTAGTATCAGATGTTAAGGATGTGACTTTGTCTGTAACTTTGGAGATGGAAGATAACAATTTGTTTGATGCTTATATCGCAGGAACACAATCAGATGTTGTTTTCAGCATGACAAATGGAGATGATATTTGTGAGATTACACTTAGAAATTGTTACATTACTGATTATGATGATTCTGTTAATACCTTTGGAGCTATTGAGAGAAGCATGACCTTTGTAGGAGAATCTGATGCAGTTGATGAAGCTATTCTCATCAAAATAACGAATCAACAATCCTCAGCAGTTGCAAATTAATGAGCAAAATCGGAAAGGGTTTGTTGTGGATTCTCTTCTGTATTGTTATAGGATCTTTTCTATGGGCAATTTTATGAAGGAGGAACATGGGAAAAAAAGCGGTTTATCATCCTTTCTTTTCAAAATACATCAAGCATGGGGAAGGGAAAATTATCTTAAAAAAGGCAGGCATTAATGGGGGTCAATTAAACAATTGGAAGAACTTCTATAACACACCAAATTGCAAAAGTATCAAATGGATACTACAGGCAATTGCCGAACATAAAGGATTAGATTTCGATACATTATTAGTAGAATATTTTAAAACGGTATAAGGCAGGGAACAATGGAAATATTAAAGGAGATCGCTGAAGCATCGACATTTCAAGTGTCGTGTTTTGGTAACAAGTTATTAATTGAAGGAAGGATCTTAACTGCTCCTGAGATAGAGCAGATCGGTCTAGGTTCTTCTTTGCTTGCTCAGGAGGTCTTGATCTCCAACAAGCAACAAGGGCTTAGTAGCATAGATCAGATCAGAGAAAAAGCAGATAAAGAAGGCATGGAAGGACTAGATGAGACAGAACTTCTAAGACTTCTCGACTTTGCAAAGTCGATCAGACCTGAAACGATGGCAAGAATATCAGAGGATCAAGATAAGATTCTTTGTAAGGTTATCAAAAGAGCATCTCAGGATCAAGGCTTGACGTGGGAGAATATAACCCTTTGTCATGCTATGGAGCAAATGAATGCAGATCAAAATGTTCTATGGGTAGGTGTATTTACTTCAGAGGATAGAAACAACATCATTAATAAAGCGATGCAGGGACAACAGGAGGCAGTTGAACGGCTTAAACGATTTCAAGGGCGATCCTAACTATGTGTTTGTTGTTGATTTGATTGCTCGTACTTATGGACATCTTCCTTCAGATGTTCTTAGGTTGGATTTTGATGATCTGTATATATGTGTATATTGTCTTATACAGAGGTCGAAGCGGTTTAATCAGATTTTGAGAAAACAGACCAAAGGAAAAAATTCAATGCTCTTTCCTGTAATAAATATCTCAGATCTGACAGATATGATATAATAGGTTTCAAAGAGGATTGTCATGGCTCAAAATCTAGTTGAATACATTTTAGATATCAAAACCAAAGCAGCAGAACAGGGTCTTGACAAAGTCGTTGATGCTTTGGAAGATGTTGAGAAGGAACTAAAGAGAACTCAAAAAGAATCTCAAAAGACAACAGACAATTTTGAGAAGTTTAAAAAAGCAGGGATCGCAGTTGGAAAAGTTACCGCTGTTATGGCTGCTGTTGGGGTCGCTGTTTTGGCGGCAGGGAAAGCCGCTTTTGAAGCATCTAAAAGAGTTACTGATCTAGTCAATGAGTTGAATGATTTGTCCGTTAGAAGTGGGGTATCATCCAAAACAATACAAGGATTGAGACAGGCAATGATCTCAAGCGGTCAATCTGCCGAAGGTCTTACTGAAGTACTGGGGGCAATATCCGGACAATTCGCGCAACTAGGAATAGAAGGATCGGCAGTTGAGAAGAAATTCCTCTCTTTTGGTGTTGCTGTTCGAGATACAAATGGAGATCTTAGATCAAATAATGATATTCTTTTGGATTCTATCAAGTTATTACAAGGGATCTCTGATTCTTCTGATAGATCTAGAGCATCTGTTGCTTTATTTGGTGAAGCGGGTGCAAAGTTAAATCAAGCACTTGCGGCTGGTGACTTTGAGAAGTTCTTATCATTTACAGAAAAGTTTGGTATTGATACAGCGCCCCAAGCATCTAAAGCAGCTGCACATTTTCAAGTCGTATTATCAGGATTGGGAACAGTTCTTAATGGTACACTTCAAAAGTTTGTCACTGCTACAGATGGACAGAATAGATTCATTCAAGGCATGATCAAACTTGGAGGAATTGTAGCATTCACAGGATCACTCATAGAATCCTTTTCAGACGAAATAGAATCTCTAACAGATATAATTCTCGATCTTTTGAAGTTTGGAATCAAACAAACAATACTTGTTCTTACTGGAAGTTTTTCCATTGCTATAGGATCGATCATAAACAATCTCAATCTTTTGGGCATACAAGTTGATTTTGTGAACAAAGCCATGTCTAGTCTCGCAGGATTCACGCTTGAAACAGTAGATCCTACAAATAGATTGTCAAATGCAATAGACAAAGCAAAAGCAGACATGAAAGAGTATCAGGGAACAATGCAAACTCTTAATATCAACCTAGAAGAACTTGGAAAAGGTACTAGTATTGCATCTTCTGAAATGAAAGATTTAGGAAAGACAACAGAAGTGACTACGGAAAAGATTAGAACTTTGGATGATGTTCTTAATGATCTACTAGATCGATTTGTATCTTTTGATATCGCTAAATTTGTATCCGATTTCGCAATTGCGTTTGATGTCTTGAATAAGAATCTTAATAAGGTTTTTGATACTTCAAAAATAGATCTATTTATCAATACTCTTAATTCAAGTCTACGAAGAGCATCAACACAAATCGATTTTAAAGAAGGCATTTCTGTTCCTGAGGTTACTTTTGAAGGTGCTTTCATGGGTGGATTTGAGGAATTGCTAACAAAGATCAAAGTAGGAATAGGAGAGATATTTTCTATTGCATTGAAAGGACTAGGAAGATCGGCATCAAAAATATCAGGAGCATTAAACAAAGGACTATCAGCAGGAGCAACAACAGCGATCACGGGTGTTTTGGCAGTTCTCAAAATTGCCAGTTCTCTAGGAGAGAGAGGATCAACTGTGAAACAAGTACAGGAAAGTGTTGAAGAAGATATCAGGGCAAGGGCAAAGGCTATAGAACTAGGTTTGAGAGCATTGCCTAAAATACTACTTGAAACACTACCTCCTCTCTTTGTTGAGTTTGCTGATCGGGTTGTATTTGGATTCTTCAAGGCAATCGCTGAGTTTGTAAACATCCTCAAAGACTTTTTTAGATCCATCTTTACAAGAGAAGGAAGACAGGAAAGAAGAGCGCAGAGAGACAGAAGACAGGAAGCAAGAGGAGAAGAGTTTAGAAATAGATTGGAACAACTTATAAACATAGCAGGATTCAGATCAGGAGGTCGTTATCTTCCTTCTGCGAGAGGTGGCATAAAATTTACAGGAATGCAAGATCAAGGACTCGCCATGCTTCACAGAGGGGAGTTTGTAGTCCCTGAAACGGGACAGATGCCTCAAGCAGTTCAAAGAACAATGGGCATGGGTCAAAGTGGCATAAATATAACAATAAATGCAGCTGTAGTAGAATCAAATGCTGTAGATGAATTGGTGAGACAAATAGAAAGAAGGTTTCAAACGTTTGGATCTTCAACCTCTCCCTTATTTGGAGGTAGATGATGGGTAATGCAAAGTTTTATTATTTTCCCATTCCTGATGCTCGTACATTGGTAACGATAGACATGGGGGAACAACTAGGAGAACTCTTTTCTGAGTATCAATATGATGTATCTGAGAGTATATCTAGAGGTGGAAGAAGATACCTATCTCATGGTTTGCAAAGGGAATTTGTCACGATCCAACGCGATCGTATGATACTAGGAGAAGACCTAAGCATGAAACTCCAATCGATGCAAAATCACCTCGATAGGGGCGGTTATGTTTCTTTTTGTGCAGATTCAGACAAAGCCTATATACACCCTCTTCTGAGTACACTAGAACAGGATTCTCTTCCTGTTTTGCTTGGATCGAACCCCTTCAAAGATGTAACAGGGACAAATACCCCAACTGTGGGAGATTACATAACGATACAAACAGATTCTCCTACTTCTATCATTGAAAAGAAGAAAGTAAAGACAGTATCCGGATCATTTTCATCCTCGACAGGTGGAACAATCGATCTCTCTCCAAAGTCAGTATATACATATCCTGAGAGAGCATTTGCGAGATATTATAGATTTTGGCCTACTTTGAGAAGGGGAGCGTCTGACATAGGACAGAATATAATCACAAATGAAGGAGGTCGTTTGTTCTCTCTCAATGTACGATTGTATTTAGATTCCCATACATTGTTTAATTTTCATAGTGGGTTTGATGGTATCGATCGATCCCCTAACTTCACACCTAACAGCGTTCCCGCTGCTTCAGGTGGTAGTTCGGGCGGTGCAAATCCTTTTACACTTAATGAAAGAACAGGATCTACTCGCAGCCCATCGGCTGATATTCCCGAACCAAACACACCTCCTGTAACAGTGGATCAAATTATATGAGTTGGGATCTTGAATTTGTAGGCTCGTTAAATAGCGCTTCTCTATTCGTAAAGTATAGATTAGAGTTTATAGGTGTTCTCAATGCTTTGGGAGAGCCTTTTTCTATTTCAGAGGATCAAGGGATTATACAAATTGCAAGAGGCTCAATCAGAATAACAGGATCAAGGGTGATACCTCAAAGATGGTCTGTTTCCTTTGGTGGGTTCTCTCTTCAGTTGACAGGAGATATAAGATCGATCCTCCCAAAGATGAGAAAGGGACAATTGGCAGTTCTTCAATGCTCAATTAATCGAGGAGGATTCAGAAACCTAGCAATAGGATCTCTAGATACGATATCAGGGCAAAGGGGTCTATTCTCTTTGGGATTCAAAGATCTGTTATCTGCTCTTCAAACATCACTTGATACCAGAGCGGGAACAGTTTTTAGTACTACAGATCCTCCTCACTTCTCTTTGTTCTATGAAGTAGGAAGAACAACAACATCGACAAGTACTTTTGGGGGATCTGACGGTACTTTGAATCTAACAGATGCATCTTTTTTTAAGAAGCAAACAGGATCGAAAGGTATCGCAAGAGTTACAAATGGAGCAATAGACTTCTATGTATTTTGGACGGGTTCAACAAGTACAACCTTAACAGGATGCACTACAGCAGAATATAACAATACATCTAGAGTATCAGCACCTTCAGGATCTACGGTGACATATTGCGCATGGCTTCAGGGAGAACCTTATGAGATTATTGCAAGCATCCTAACAAGTACAGGGACAGGCAACAATGGAGAGTTTGACGTTTATCCGGTTGAGTGGGGTATAGGTGGAAAGATTGACAAACAAATCTTTGATCTCTCAGATGCCAAAAGAGCAAGCAAAGAGATAACAAGATCAGGAGATGCAGATTATGATATCGGCTTTGCTGTTGAATCTCCTCTCACAAATGGATTCAGATCAATTGTAGACATCTTTTTGGCTGTTGGTATCTTCCCAGTATACAGACAAGATTCTATATCTATTCGAGCATGTACAGATCCTGAAGGAAAAGAGACACGAAAAACACCTGATATCAGAGCGCAGATATCTGATTATGATATTATTGATGTGTTATCACATGACTTTTTCTCTCCTGATATCGCTAACATCTATAGAACGACATATATCAAATACAACTTTGTAAACGTCTATTATTCTGGTGGTGTTTACAATGGCTCTAGAGTTGATTCTCTTCCTGCGGTTTCAGAAATATCTCGCGACTTCTCAAAATACTATCTCGCTGATCCTGACAATAGACAATCTCAAGCGCTGCAAGATCTGCGTAGATTAAGAGTATGGGATCTCTATATCTCTGAGAGACTTGTTATTAGATTGCCTCTTCGATTTGCTACTCTTGTAGCTGGTGACATAGTAACGTTCAGATCCGATTCAGTTGAACATCTGTATGATACAGTAGATCCTATCTATAAGGGTAGATACTGTATGGTTTTGGGCTGTGATTATTCGATCGATGCTCAAGAATGTACTGTCACTTTAGGCGTTCCATCTCCAAAAATGCAACGTACAACAGATGCAGAAGATACAGACGGGGCTTATAGTGGATGGTTGCCAAACTCGACATATAACAATACTCAAATGTTTGTATGGTTATCAGGAGATGTCAATCTCAACCTAGCAGGATCAGATGTGAGTACATGGGTAGATCGTCAGAATGCCTTTTCATTCTCGAATCAAGCAGGGAACAATAACACATACAATACAGGAGCAGGAACACCTTCAAAAAGTACGACAGTATCAGGATTTACTTTTGTTAGATTTGCCTTTGGTGACCATGAGTTCCTTGCCGCTGATTATAATGCAAAGATGGATCTATCCGGTACAAATGGATTGTGTATTGCTATCTTAGTACGTGCCTATGCTGATCCCATAGGAGATTCAGATTTTAATGGAGCAAGTTACTACAAGGCTCCTTTGATCAATTGCGGGAGGTCTTACCAACTACATTTCTTAGATTCATTCTCAGGATCTACTTATACAAATGCCGTAGGATTCGATAACAACAGTTCAAACTTTGCACAAGATTCAGTTATCGCTCCTCCTGATTCAAATTGGAAGATTCTGATTTATAATACAGCTGCGATCGGTGGTTATTCAGGAGAAGAAGGGGTGTATGTTAATGGAACATCTGTAACAAGTACGAACTACGATCCCACAAATGCAGATATCTCCTCCTCTCCTGATTTTCGTATAGGTCGAGATCCTGATATAACCTATGCAGATCAAGCAACACAATTTAATTACGCTTTTGGTTCTATGGATGTTGCAGAGGTTCTAGTATTTTCCATACCTTTACATGATGCAGAAAGAGAGAAGGTTGAGGGGTATATTGCGCACAAATACAAACTAACCTCTCTTCTCCCTGTTTCACATCCTTACAAAAATACAGTACCAACATAGGAAAAACAATGCAGAAAGAATATTGGTGGTGTCGTAAATTGTTAGATGATGGTACATATTATTATATATATGTCTGTCGGGACTTTGCGAGGCAGATCTGCTTTAGAATGGGCTACGACATTAATATAGATGTTGAAGATGTACCCAAACATATTATAGAAGAGAAGAAGAATAGAAGATATGATTAGATATTCAAAAGACAGACCTCCTGTAATAGATCAAGTTATTGATCTCGGTTTTGCAACTTTCAAAGGCAAGTATGATCTCAATATTATTGCTTGTAGGAATATGAAAGAAAGACCTGATGTCTTTCAAGATACAATTCATGTTGTATATTGGGATCAGAAGTGGATCGAGTATGTTTTTCCTTGTACGACCCATGCAGGACAACATTATCTTTTGAATCCTTCGAGATCTGCAGGTGTAGCAATCCTCAAACATGACCATCAATACAGATCTTCCTTCAAGATTGGAATGAGATCAAGCGGCTATGAATGCTTAGTGCCTTGCAAAGAAATACTTGTTTGGAGAGATGGAGATAAGGATGAAGTTATCGAGTATGGAGGAGAGGATCACAGTAGCGCAGGAATACAGATACATAGAGCAAACGCTTCAAATACCTCTCTTTCTATAGGGAGATATTCAGCGGGTTGTATTGTACTACAGACAGGTTTTGATGAGTTTATGAATCTCTGTAAGAAGCAAATACAGAACAGAAAAGGATCTACATTTACACTAACAATATTAAAAGGAATACACCTATGAAATTACCTTATGCAACACTATCCAAAGTACTCATGGATAATATCTACCAAACTTATATACAAGTTAGAGCATCTCAATCTCCTGATTCTGATGGCGGTCGAAAAGTAACAAGATCCGAGATTTGGGAACTCGTTACAAACTTCATTGTCTCGACAGGTATGCAGATTGAAGAGTTGATTAGTCTCAATAATGGAATGAGATACAATGTAAAATTTCGTTGGAAAGTGATCTCAATAATTGTAAAATCTTTGAATGAGTTGCCTGATGCATTTGAAGAGGCAAAGAGCGATGATCAGAAGATCAGCAAGCAGGAAGCAATGGAAATTATCGGGCAAATATTGAAAAAATCGATACCTGCTATTCTCGATTTGACAGAGAGTGAGATAGAATAGGGCTATGGATATCTCGACCCTCATGAATGCCGTTACAGGTCAGTTTGGCGCTTTGTGCCTTGCTTGTGTTGTTTTGTGGAATCTCATGCAACAGCAGAAGCAAAGCATGGAACGTCTATACAAGGACAACAAGGAAGATAGAGAACTCTATAGAACGACTCTAACGAACCTATCACAGAAGATCGATAAAATAGGAGAAGATGTAGCTGCAATTAAGAGAGAGTTGAAATGATGGAAATGATATACGATACTCTTCTCAATGCGGGCGCGATCGGTTTGCTTGCTTTATATGCTATCTATTCAAACTCGCAAAGCGAAAAGCGGATCGAAGTATTACTAGAGAAGAAAGAAGAGAAGGAAGAACAGATCAGAGAAAGATGGATCTCTGTTGTTGAGAAACTACAAAAAGAGAGAGATGAACTAGAGAAAGATATCTCTCGAAGAATAGAAAACATTGAGAAGATACTGGAGAGCAAACATGGAAAATGAATCTGAAAACAGAAAATGCGCTCTCAAGATCTACAATCTGATCTATGACCTCTCAGAGGATGGACATACAAATAACGCAATAACAAACGGCATGTTGTTTGCTCTATCGTTGCATGTTCTCAATTCCTCATTCTCCATTAATGAAATTATAGAGCAATTGAAGAAGTTGTTTTTCACGATCAAAGGAGAGATAGGGAAAATAGAGGATGGGGATCAGGTTGAAATATCCGACTTAAAACCAGTTAATTCTCAATGGGATTGATAGATGTAGAGTGCATCTAGGATAAAATAAAAAATGCTCAATTAATGAATTCCTTTAAAAAAAGAATTCCCTGCCTTTTTCTTTTCCTCCTTATCTTCAAGGAGGTTTTTTTTGCGTTATTTTGTAGATAACAATATATTGTATTATAATATCGAGAAGGCAGGATTGAGATATGGGAATGAGCGACGCTAGATCCACAGGATCAACATCAGGAATATCAAACAGTTATGATCTATCTAAGAAGATAGAGATTGATTTGAACTATACACCGAGAACAGCAAGATTCATCGCTGAGGTTTCTTTGATAAATATACAATGTTCTTCTCTTTCCTCTGCTCCCAAACCTGATAAGATCACTTTGAAGATCTCAGAAGATGCAACTGGTAACGAGTACGTTTTGACAGCAACAGAAACAGATCTTGATTACGGACTAGGTGATAATAGTTATGCTACAGGAATCATTAGAATAGATGGAATCATCTCCCTAGATCGTGCCGATACTGTATATGCACATATCAAGACAAATCAAGGAACACTCACGATAGATCAGATTGTCATAACCTACAACGATGGGAAGAAGTAATGGCAATTTCAAACGCTTTTAACAACTCAGGAGGAACAGGATCAGGAGGAGGATCAGGATCGTTTGATGGTACCATTAAGGAGGTATCATTTACAGATCAAACTCAACTCACGATATCACATGACTTTGAAAATTATCCAACTGTAATTATACTTGATGCAAGTGGGAACCTCGTACATGCTGAGGTTCAACATACTTCTTCATCTCAAATATTGATAAATTTTTCAGATTCTTTGTCGGGAACTGTGATTATAAGATAATATAGTATTGACTTAACAACCCTAACAAAAGGATTTTACTATGCCATTCAATAATTACGCTCCTCAATATGTCTTTAAAGGTCAAGTTCAAAGTGATACTGCTCCAAGTGCAAACACTGATCTAGTTCGTAAGCAAGATGTATCAGGTCTTTCTTTCATCTCCTCGATCGCAGGTGGCTCTTCGACATATTTATCCGTAGATGCTTCTGGTGCTTTGTCTGTTGATTCTCTTTTGATCTCAGATGTTCATGTAGATGGTTCTCAAACCTCTCTCGCAAACTTCATTTCAAACGAATCTTCAGCCGCTGCAGCACTTAAAAAAGGTGACTTTTTGGTTCTTACTGCTGCTACAGGTGGAGCAGAAACCTATATCGTATCCGGTGCAAACGGCTCAAATTCTGCAAACTATACACAAGTTGAATCGGGTTTAACCAGTGCCGAGATCGTTGCAAAGTTGACAGGTGGAACAGGGATCAATATCGCTGCAAACGGAACAATCTCCTTTAATGGTGATACTGATGATGTTGCTGAAGGATCTTCAAACTTGTACTATACACAAGCAAGATTTAACAGCGCTTTCACAGCAAAAAGCACTTCTGATCTTTCTGAAGGATCGAATCTTTATTATACTGATGCTCGTTGGGATACTCGACTCGCAGCAAAATCAACAACAAACCTAACAGAAGGCACAAACCTATATTATACAGATGCTCGATCCCGTGCTGCTGTTGGTGTCGAATCAAATGCTGGTCTTGCTTATAGTTCTGCAACTGGTAACTTCAGAGTTTCCTTAGATGCCGCAGGTGGACTAGGTTTTAATGGTGCATCTATTAAGATCGCTGACAATGGGATCAAAGATTCTATGATCGATTGGGGAACAGGTGCGAATCAAGTATCTACTGCTGATATTCCTGAGCAAACAAACCTATATTATACAGATGCTCGATCCCGTGCTGCTCTCTCAGCAGGTGCAGGAATCGCTTATAATAATTCAACAGGTGCAATATCTTGTACAATTACACAATATGCTGACTCAAATGCTCGAGCGGCTGTTTCAGGTGGTGACGGACTTGCTTACAATAGCGGTACAGGTGTCTTTTCTTTGGATCTTGCATCTAACAAAGGTCTTGAGATTGCAGGTGCTAAATTGCAAATCAAGAATGGAGCGGGAATCGTTTTTGATGGTGGAGATGGATCTGTAACAATTGAAAACAATTATTTCAGAAAACTTTTCGCTTCTCAAAACTTTACAGCCGGAGTGGCAAAAACCATTAATCATGCTTTGGGTCAAAAGTATGTACAGGTTTCAGTTTATGACAGTTCTGACAATCTGATTCATGCTGAGGTATCCTTAACAGATGCAAACAATCTTACAATAACTATGAGCGATGCCTTGACAGGTGCAACCGTTTTAGTTAGTATTTAAAGTATAAAATATTGATTGTAAAGATCATTGTTTTTCTATAAAGTTGGTTGACCTCCCATGCTCCTTGTGGGAGGTTTTTCTTTTTGTTGTTTTTTTCTTCACATTTGTTTCATACTATGTTACACTTATTCATGTTAGATGATCTAACAAACCAACATTTCCAAAGGAGGAAAAACAATGAAACCAACAAATAAGGAGAAGAACAATGACAAACTTTATTTATGATTTTACTGATACAGGTGTAACAATTCAAACAGATACATATTGTCACTATTTCGATAGTGCTAAATCAGCAGCAGATGCGGCTTATGCTTTGCTAAAGGGTGAGAGTACTGATGATTGGGATAACAACCAAATAGAACATCGTGTTGATGAATGGCATGGGGATGAGAATGATTTGCTTTGGATTGTGCAAAATTATGATGAGCATAAAGATGAGAATGTGAAATACATTAAATTGAATATTTTGCACAATTATGATGAGCGCACAGCAGATCGTGCTGCTCTTTTTGCTTCTGTATTTTTTGAAGAAGTACATCTTGCATTTTACATCAGAGGTTTGATCAATGAGTAATTTCCAAAAAATATATGATGAAGAGTTTTATTTGATCTGCAATCTTCCAAAGACAGCAGGGATCACTCTTACAGGTCTTCTTAGGTATGCAAGCAACAAAGACACAGAGGTTAAGAAGGGCTTCAGAATTAAAACCTGCTACCCTTCTCAGGCT